ATGGAATGATACGGACCTTGAACAGGCGGCAAATCTGGCGCGTTGCAAGGCTGATATAGACCGCCTGCAAAAGGAAATCGATGCCGAAGGTGACACGCTGTATAATCAGCGCGGCACGCCGGTGGTGAATCCAAAGCACAATCTTTTAGAGACGCTTTCAAGGCGTTCTGTTGCTTTGTCGCGTATGCTGCATGTTCATGCGGAAGCGACGGTGGGTAAGTCTGAGGATTCAGCAAAGCGGGCGCAAAAGCAAAAGCAGGTCAATGAGGCCAAAAACAAGGGTGAAGATGACCTGATCGCGCCGCCGGTGCATTAAAATGACAAAACTCGCATCACAACACACACATACAATAAAAATGTCGCCCGAATTGGTGCGCCGTCTTAGAAATGCGGCTGCCCAATATAGAATGAGCCAAGCCCAATTAATAAGTGGCATGTTAAAATTGGCAGAGAAATATCCCGATGATTTAGAAGATATGGCAAGTAAAGAAGAAAATAATTCAGCGTTAGAAACAGCGCGCGCTAATCTTGAAGCTGCTTTGGCTGAATATCATCAACAGCTTAAATACAGCGAAGAGGATAAGCAGAAGCAAAATGAGCTATCGATTGAAATTTTTTGGATTTAGGGGTTGAAATTGGCCTAACATTACGTTAGCCTAAACTTAGATACAAAAGAGAGGTAGCTATGGCAAAGAATACACACACTATAAACATGCCGCCGGAGCTTGTCCGTGAGTTTCGTGTTTTTTGCGCAAAACATGACATAAAGCAGGGCGACGCCATAGCAAAGTTCATAGCTTTTGCAGAGACTAAGGAATCTGATTTTAGCCAGTTTGTGCGTGAAGGCGCGTCCAAGCCTGCTAATGAATACAGTCTTGAGTATGCGCGCCAGAATGTCGAGGCGGCTATGGCGTTTTATCAAGAGCTATTGAGGCAGGATGATGGCTAAAAAATTACACGCGATAAGAATGGATGAGGATATTATCCATAAACTTCAAGTTTTAGCGGCTACTTATCGCCTATCGCAAGGTGATTTGTTGGCAAAACTTATGGACGGCGAAATTTTAAATGAAACAGAAACCACAGAAGAGCTTACAAATAGCCAAAAAATCCATTATCACTTGAAAGCGGCGTTGGCATTGTATGAAAGTAGCGCGGATGGCTAAAAAATTTCATGGTTTTCGTATGGAGAGTGACGTTTTACGGCGCTTTCGGGTTTTTGCCGCTGAGTGGGGCGTCCAGCAAGGCGAGGCGCTTGATGCACTCATTGGCTTAGCCGAGTTTCCTGAGGGCATGGAGAACATAATAAGCGAAGACGTGTTTAATGATTTTCTGAGGCAGTGTGTTGATAAAGCAGCTGATAGAAATGCTTCTGAAAAACAACAGGATGAAAAAACAAAATTAGCTAAGGCGAAAAAAGATTTGGAAATTGCATTAGCGTATTATCATCAGCTTTTAGAAGGCGACAATGACTGAAAAGCAGCGTTACCAAATCTTTATAACCCCTGAAGACGAGCAAAACATTAAAGACAAGGCTGCAGAAAACGGTGTGAGCGCAGGTAACTTTGTGGTTGCGGCAGTCAATCTATGGGACATATGCGAGCAGTGTAATGATGAAATCTGGAATCAGTGTTTCCAAGATTTCAAACATCAGGCGCTTTTGAAGGCTTGCGGGCCGAGAGATCGCTTACAAAGGCGCGATAACGAAAGCGAGATTAACGCCGCAAAGCGCGAGCTTGACGTCGCACTGGTAAGGTACCATAAGGCCGTAAAGAAAATTAGGGATAAATGACACGCGGTGAGAAGGTATGTGAGTTTATCACCACGTACTGTCATGTCCCTGAGGGGCCGAAGGTTGGCCAGCCTATAGAACTGGCTGATTTTCAAGTTGAATTTATTAAGGCGATATATGATAGCGATCCTAAGGTCAGGCGCGCTTATTTGGCAATCGCGAGAAAAAATGGAAAAACTGCGCTAATTGCCTGTTTGCTTTTGGCGCACCTTGTGGGCCCGGAGGCGCAGCCGAATACGCAGATTGTATCAGGGGCGCGTTCACGGGATCAGGCGGCGCTGGTTTTTGACATAGCCTGTAAAATAATAAATTTCTCGCCGACCTTGCGGGACATTGTTCGCATTGTCCCGTCCAGTAAGCGGCTTTACGGGCTGAACAGAAATGTTGAATACAAGGCACTTGCGGCTGAGGGCAAGACCGCACACGGGTTGAGCCCCGTATTGGCGATTCTGGATGAGGTCGGGCAGGTTCGTGGGCCGCAAGATGAATTTGTGGATGCGATAACGACGTCACAAGGCGCACACGAAAATCCTTTGTTGATCGCCATATCAACGCAGGCGCCGACGGATAACGATCTGTTTTCTATCTGGCTGGATGACGCCAAAAATTCAGGTGATGCGCGAATAGTCAGCCATGTTTATGCAGCAGATGAAGGCGCGGCGCTGGATGATGAAGATGCATGGAAGGCTGCTAACCCGGCACTGGGGACGTTTCGATCCTGTGAAGATATGCGCGATCAGGCGGCGCAGGCACTAAGAATGCCGTCAAGCGAACAGACTTTCAGGAATTTATGCCTGAATCAGCGTGTATCGACCGTATCGCCGTTTGTATCGAAAAATATCTGGATGGCGGGGCTTGATAACCTGCCCGCACCTGACCCGGACGCGCTGACATTCGGGGGTCTGGATTTATCGTCCAAGACTGACCTGACGGCGTTTGTTTTAACGCAGGGCCAGGAGGGGTGCTGGCCAGTTTGGGCGTGGTTCTGGACGCCAGAAAAGGGGCTGTATGACCGGGCGCGAACTGACCGCGTACCATACGACCAGTGGGTGCAAGAGGGGTGGATCAGAACAACACCGGGCGCGACGGTCGATTATGAACATGTCGCGCGGGATATTCTTGAGATTATAGAAGATTATGAGATTGCCGGTATCGCCTTTGATCGGTGGCGCATAGACGTCCTGAAAAAAGAGTTTATGGAACTGGGCGCAGAGCCGCCATTAATTGAATTCGGGCAGGGATTTAAGGATATGTCGCCCGCGCTGGATAATCTGGAAGGGCACTTGCTGAATGAGCGTATTCAGCATGATGGGAATCCTGTCCTTACCATGTGCATGGCTAATGCGGTCATTACAAAAGACCCGGCAGGCAATCGTAAGCTGGATAAACACAAGGCAACGGGGCGCATTGACGGCGCTGTTGCATTGGCAATGGCGCAGGGGCAAGCCGCGAAGTCTGAGGATACACGCGCGCCTGTATCGCCGTGGGAAGACCCGAATTTCACGATTATGGGATAAGATATGAGACTTTGGCCGTTTGGCAAAAAAGAAGACCGCGCGTCGCTTGAGAATCCGGGCGTGTCACTCGCAGACCCGCGCGCATTGCAGGTTTTGTTCGGTGGTGCCGAGTCCGAGGCCGGGGTTACGGTCACGCGCGAGAATGCTTTGTCTGTCCCGGCATTTTGGCAGGGAGTCAATTTCTTATCTTCAACCATCGCGTCGCTGCCCCTGCATGTTTATCAGGACGTGGACGGCCAAAGGCAGAGGGATAATGGGCCGATTGACCGGATGCTGAATGTGGCGGCCAATGAATCCCTGACGTCATTCAGATGGCGTAAAAAGGTTATGATGGATACCCTGACCGAAGGACGGTCATACACATTTGTAAGGCGTAACAGGGCAGGCCAGCCGCGTGATTTGTTCCCGCTTGACCCCAATGCAGTCACACTGCGCATTCAAGGCGGGGAAATGTTTTATGATTATACGCCCTTAAGCGACAAGTCGGGGCGCAGTAAAACGACCTATACAGCCGATCAGATCATTGACATACCCTGGGCGCTGGAGAGCGACGGATACACGCATATCAATCCGGTGGTTAAGCTGCGCAATGCTTTGGGGCTGGCGATTGCACTGGAGACATACGGGGCAAGATTTTTTAATTCAGGTGGCATCCCGCCGGTTGCCCTGCAAGGTCCGCCAATGTCACCGGCTGCGGCTAAACGCGCAGGCACAGACGTTAAGAACGCAATTTCGGACGCTGTAAAGCAGGGGCGTCCGCCGGTTATGCCGGAGGGGTTTGAGTTAAAATCAATCGGCGTTGATCCTGAAAAGTCCCAGATGAATGAAGCGCGGCGGTTTCAGATTGAAGAAATTGCACGGATTCTGGATTTACCGCCAGTGTTTTTACACGATTTGACCAAGGGCACATTTAACAATACAGAGCAGGCCGCGCTGAATCTGGTGAAACATACCCTTAGGCAGTGGCTTGTCGCGATTGAACAGGAAATCAATTTAAAGCTGTTTCGCCGGACACAGCAAAATACGCGCTTTGCCGAATTTAATGTGGACGGACTGCTGCGCGGTGACTTTGCAACACGCATGGGCGGCATGGCGCAGGGTATCCAGAACGGCATGCTGACGCCGAATGAGGCCCGCCAGATGGAAAACCGCGAACCGAAAGACGGCGGGGATAGTCTGCACCTTCAGCAAAATATGATGGATTTGCAAAGCATAGGAGAGCCAGATGGATCAGATGGAGAGGCGTGACTTTACGCTGGATAAAGTTGAGGTTGAAACCCGTGACGACAGTGAGGGTATGCGCCTTGTCGGGCATGCGGCGGTGTTTGACAGCGAAAG